TGCCAACTGCGACGCGCTGCCCATCATGTCGGAAATGTCGCCTAAAACGTGTTCGGTTTCCTCGTCCATGCTGATACCCATTTTCTTCATGCCGCTTACCACGCTGTCGAATGTGCCGCCTATAAAGTCTATCGTACTGCTGACGCTGGCGAAGGTGTCTTTTAAGCCTTCCTTTAGGCTCTTGGTTGCTCCCGTCTCCTTGTTAAGTACGGTTTCCAACTTTTCTAACTCGCCTTGCTCGTCAACCGAAAGCCCTATAGTTATCTTCTTCCCGTTAAGTGCTTCTATCCTACGGCGTAGGTAGTCAATATAACTGCTTCCTTCTTTAAGAAGGTCTTTATAGATGTCCTTTGCCGCTCCTGCTAACGTCGCGTCGCTATCCTGTACGGCTTCTTCATACTCTTGGTATTGCTGCTTCTTTTCTTGAAGTTCCTGTATAAACGAGTCGTCGCTGCTTAACAACTTGTCGGCGTTCATGGCGGCGCGAAGTTCCTTTAGGCTGTCTTTCAACGCTAAGAAGGGGTTTCGCTTGTGCAGTTCGTCCTTTGCCTTCTCCAACTGGTCATTAATAGCCTTTAGGTCGGCTGGGTTGAACTGCGCGGAAAGCGTTACCTTTTTGCTGTTAATGTCCGCCATCAGTCTGTTAATGGTCTTTGACGAAAGCGTACTTAAGTCGCTAAACAGTTGATTCCAACTCTCGGACTGCTTCAACTTCTCGGCGGCTAACTTGCTTATTTCCGCCTGTTCCTTCGCGTTAATCTGCGCAATCATGGCGAGGTTGCCCTGCTTCTGTGCTTCCTCGCGTTCCTCTTGGAATTTCGTTTGAAGGTCGCTTATTTGCTGCTGGTAGGTCTTGTATTGCTCCTTCAGTTCGTCATACCTCTCGCTTGCGCTGCGCTGTTCGTACTCCTTTCGCTTGCGCTCCAGCCCTGCTAACGCGGCTTCGGCTACGGCTCTTTCCTGTTCGCTGCTGGCTTCTGCAATATTCTTGGTAAGCAGTTCCTTCCTACGGGCGTAGGCTTCTTCAAACAAAATCTTTTCGTTAAGGTAACTTGCGTATTCCTGTAGCATCTGCGCGGTTTCCTGTTTGGCTTGCTCGTTGGTTGCTTCCTCTGCAGCCTTTAGAATGTCCGCTTTGCCCATGTCGATGTCGCTGTTGTCGCCCTTCAACTCGTCGCGCCGCTTGGCTATTACGTCCAGCATTTCGCCTATCGTCTTGCAAGCGGCTAAATCCTTCTGTAACTGCGCGTCGAAGTCGGAAAGAACAAGAAGTTGAAGTTTGTGCAAGTCGGCGGCTGTCTTCTTGGCTTTGTTACTGATTTCGTCGCGCTGCTTCTGCAAGAAGTCAAGGTAACTCGTTCCCTGCTTCAAAAGCGCGGCAAACTCCTTGTCGGCTGCTTCCCTAACGGTTTCGTCCTCACTCTGCGCCCATTTGCTGTATTTGGCGTAAAGTGCCTTGCGTTCCTCCAGCATCTTCTTGTATGGGTCTTCCTTGTTGCCGCCGCCGTTGCCGCCTTTCTTGTTGGCGTTTAGGCTCATACTATCTACTTTCTTCTGCTGTGCTTCTATCTGCTTCTTAAGCGTGGCGCGTTCCGCATCGGTGGCAGCGCGTTTATACAAAGTTTGAAGGCGTTGTAACTCCTTTTCGGCTGCGCCAACGCTTCCAGCCACTACGTCGGCGGCTGCGTTCCCCATAGTGGCTAATAGTGCTTCTTCCTCTTTGGTAAATTGTATTTGCTGCTTTATTAGGGTGTTTGCGGCTTTCTGCATTTCTTCCAATTCTTTTTTTGCCTTTGCCTTGCTGTCGTTGTCGGCTTCGTAGGTGTAAACCTTTCCTACGGCTGAACCTCCGCCAACGTATTTTGTAACCTTGTCGGGCATGGCTTCTATTTCGGCTTGCTTCTGCAAAATCTCCTTATATTTTTCGGCTGCAAGTTGTTGGGCGGCTAACGCTTTTGCCTTCGCTATACAAGTCTTTACAAAATTCGCACTATTCTTAACGAGTATGTCTTCAGCCGTCTTCACATCGTAAACCCGTAACCCTAAATTCTCGAACTTGTCGGCGTTGTCCTGTACCCACTTTTCGCGCTCCTTCATCGAGCCTGTAAGATTCAACCATTCCGCCTGTAAAGCCATATAAGCCGTTAGCGGCTCTCCTGCCGCATCTGCAACCTTCTTGTTAAATTCTTCCTGCGCCTTCTTTGCCTTCGCTGCTTCGCTGCTCATCTTGGCAATAAGCGCGACAATAGCCGTAATAGCAACGGACAAACCCAGCGTTAGTGTCGCCATGAGTGCCTGTGCTGCTACGGTCGAAATTCCTAACGCTGCCGCTAACCGTGCGTTAGCCGCCGTTAGCAAATCTTTGGCTTTGGCTACTATTACCAACTGAAACGCGCTATTCTTGTTTAACTGCGTGTAGGCTGTCTGCAAAGCCATCGTTATGCTCATAACGCTCTGTACCTTCGTCATAACGCGCTGTAGGTTCTCGTTCTCCCCTGCAAACAAACCCATTGCGCCCGTTACGGCTTGATAACCCGAAGTCATAAGCGACAAACCGCCTATAACGGCTTGGAAGTTACGGTTTGGGTTGGCTAAATTCTTCTGCTGTGCGTTCGCGCTTCGCATAGCCTTTGCCAAACGTGTTACTTCTTCCTGCTGCTTCCTGTATTCTTCCGTTCCTCGCTTGCCCTCCTGCTCCATTTCCATAAGCAGATTCTTTGCCTTTGCAAGTTGGGTGCGGATGCTGATATGCGCGTTCTCTACTTTGGTCGCTTCGTCGTACTGCCTTCTTATCGCCTGTTCCTCTGCGTCAAGTTCGCCGTAGGCTTCGCGTATCTTCGCGCCTATCTTCTCCCATTGCGCTACCTGTGCTTCAAGTGTCTTTACGTTCTGCTGCTGGGTGGCAAACTCCTTGTCATTGCCGCCTTCCCATGCTGCCTGACGCGCCGCCTTAACCTCGTTAAGTTTCTGTAGAAGGTTGTCGTAGGTCTTCGTCCATGCTATATCGGTCTTGTCAAGGTCTGCACGCGCCTTGCTTATTGAAGCGACAATAGCGTTAAACGCGCTGTCAATGTCTTTGCCGCCTTTCTTTACTTCGCCGCTAAACGTCTGCATCTTGGTCTTGCTCTGCTCCAAAATGCGTAACAACTTATCGTTAGTTCCGCTTATCTCGAAGGAAATGCCGCCGCCTTGTATGTTCATATCTTGTTATCGGTTTAATCTGTTAATCAAATTCAAGACTTCGCCTGCGTTCTCGTCCGTTAGCCTTATCTGCGTGTCGCCGGGCTTGGCTTTTGTTTCCTCAACGCTGGGCGCGTCTATAAGCATTCTTTGTACCGTTCCCCACGAAACGCCGTGTAGAAGGTAGTCCAACGTCCAGCCGAAGTGCGCACAAACCGAACCTCGCCGTCCGTATGGGCTTTTTAGTCCTGTGGCTCTATAAGATGCGTCGGGTCGCTGGTGCGTGTTGCGCTCATCAATCTTATAGAGTTTATAAAATCCCCTAAATTGCTGACGTTGGTAATGAGAACCGCCAGCGTAAACAATTCGGAAGGCTTTATAGTATGAAGGAAAAGCGACTTAAGCCGCTTAAGTTCCTGCTTGTTCTCCGTGCGCTTGAAGTAACCGCCTTTGTCAATGGTGGTGTAGTAGTCTTCGCCTAATACTGCAACCGCTACAACTTCCGCCAATCGGTGCGCTTCCTTGTTAGCCATCTTCTTTGCGGCGTTCAAGTAGTCGGCTTCCTGTAGTCGCGTTTCGTCTATCTCCATTTGCAGCCAAAGTGCGCTTAACCTGTCTAACGTGTTAAGCGTTGGTTCTTCAATCTTGAACACCTTTTTTTCTGTCACTCTCTCGCGCTTGCGGAAATACCCCAATATGCCGGGTTGTCGTCGGTGGTGGGTTACGGTTACGTCGAAGGTTACACCCTCCTGTATCATAAGGCGTAGTTCGTTCTGCTCCGCTTCCAACGCTTCTAATTTGGTGCTAAATTCTTCTGCCATATTGCTTTTAATGAATGAAGCCCCCGAAGTTTGTATTTGTTCGGGGGCTTCGGTGAGAAATCAAAGTTACGCGCCGCGTTTAGGTGGCTGCGGCTGCAATCTTGCCTACATACATCTTCTTGAGTCCGCTGGTGGTCGGCTTCAGAACCGTACCCGTTACCTCAATAAGAAGCAAGCCTTTTTTGCTGAACTCGCCGTTAATCTTGGAGGTGAGTTTCATTCGCGGAACTTGGAATTTCAAACCCTTGCGCGGAAGGATGATAACGCTTTCCTCAACGGTGCTAACCGTGTCGGGGTAAGCGTAAATGTTGCTTGCAATCGTGCCGCCGAAAAGACGCTGTAGCGTTTCAAGTTCGGGGTTCATGATGCTAAAGGCAAAGGTAATCTTTCCTTGTTTCTCGGTAATCTCTACGGGGTCGTCTTCCTCCTCCGCGTAGAACTCTGTTGTTTCGGGGTCGTCCTGCGACATGGTGCAGGTGTCTTCGTAGGTAAGTCCAAAGACGGTATAGCCTGTTTCGGAAAAATCGCCGCTTTCAGGCTCTCCAACCTTACCCAGAATTTTCGACAAACCCAAAGTTACAAGTGTTGCCATATTCGTAAAAATTTTTTATTGTTAATGAATGTTCCAACTAATACGGAGGTTTCTGTAATGCTGTCTTACTTCCAACTCCTTAATTACTACGTCGTATTCTATCCAAAATTCGAGGTCGGCTACGTTCTGCGCATCCAAATATGCCGTCAGTTGGTCGCCAATTTCCCGTAAGCGTTCACGGTTGCATTTGTACTGTTCTTTTCCGCGTATTCTTACCTTCTTGTCGGCTGCGTATATATTCACGTTTGAAGTACCTGTTTGCGGCTTGTCGTGCGTTACGGTGATGGTGTTAATAACAATGTCTTCGCGCTGGCTGTCATCGGGTCTCTCTCCCTGCGGACAAACAACGCCCGAAATCGTTATAACGCCTCCCTGCACCGCACTCGTTATAAGTCGGTAGAGTATATCGTCGGTGTCAATACTGCTAACTTTATTCATTACTTAAATCCATGCGCGGTTGTGAAGCCGTCCGTTATCAAATTTGGAAATAATACCCGAAATCCTAACCAGCCCCGTTAGTTTAGCCTGTTCTACAAAGTCGTCGTTAAGCAAGTCTTCGGCTTCTACCTCTCTGCCTGTAACAAATATCTCCGTTCCTTCTGCCAAATGCTCCGTTCCTGCTGGCATCTGTATTAACGAGGTGTAATCACGGAAAACCGCCTGTGCGGTGTTAATCTCGCTTCCCCTTCCGCCTGTCTCGTCTCTGCAAGCGCTGACAAAACGCGCGGTCGGTTCTGCGTCAATCCATGATCCGTTCTCGTCCTGCACCGCGTCGCCGCCGCTGGTGCGTAAGTAAAGAAAATGGGGGTATTGGTTGTTAATGACTTCCGAAATGTTTACCATACGTTACTCCTGTTGCGAACTTTCGGCTTGTTGGCTGGTGTTATTCCCAACTCGCCGCAAGTAATGTTATACCACATCTTAATGGCTTCCCAATTCCACGAAACGCTATAACCGCCTTCGCTGACGTTTGCCAAAGGGATGATATTGGCGAACTCCTTAACTAAAGCCGTCTTCGCTGTTGTGGGGTTGGCTTCTGCTTCCTCGTCGGGAATTAGTGCCGTTTGGTTGGCTAAAATCAGTTCCACGTCTGCGCCTTCAATGCCGAAACGCTTTACCGTTGTAGTAATCCATTCTTTGTACGTCATAGCCTGTTGCCGTTAGGAAGGCTGGGCGCGGTTTTATGGGTTGGTATAATTGTATGAGCCTTCCGTTTGCCGCGCCCGTCCTGTTAGTGATTCCACGTTTCGTTATCGGTCTGCATGAGCCACGAACGCGAGGATGTAAGCCACGCCGGGAAAGCGTTAGCAATACCCATTGTTACCTCCTCCAAAGGTTCTTCGTTGGCAAACTTCTTAATGAGCGTGTGTCCGTTCATTGCCTTTAGTGCTACCGAACCCTTTACGTTGAGGTCTGCCGGGGTCTTCCAATAAGTCTGACCGAGTACCTTGCTTTCGTTGAACATTACGACGTTCTCCGTGAACGGGTTGCCGCTGAATGGGCGCGAACCGTCGCCTAACTCTATCGTAATATCTTGGTCTATTACGACAATCTGCAAGCCGCGAAGGTAGGACAATCCGCGAAGGGCGGTGTTCACCTGTTCAAGGCTTGGGGTCTGCTGGAGTTGCAGGGCGTTGGCGGCGAAACTTGCGCAAATCTTCTGCACCTCTTCCGTTTCGGTAAAGGTGGCGAAGGTGTCAAGCGACATAAAGGCGTACTTAAGCGCAATGCCCTTACTCTTGGCTGCGTTTACGACTGCCTTAAAGTCCTTCGTAATAGGCTTTGCGCTTGCGCTGGTTGCCCAATTCGCCGAGCCTGTCTGAAAGCCTACCTTCTGTTCGCTGGGGATTTGGTAATCTACGTCGTATTCCGAAATTACGCTTACGTTGTTGTCGTTGGAAAGCGTAATCTTACCGAGAGAAATCTGCTGCAATGCCATCCACTCCAAACGGGCTGCTACGGCTGTCCAGCAGAAATTAGTATCTTCCGCCCACGCTTCCACAAGTGCGCGAAGGTTGGGGTTCTGCGAAGTCATGGCTACCATAATTTCGTAGTCGTCCAGTTCCTCGTCGTTCTTGGTGCGCTTTACCGCAATCTTGGGGATGTCGCCCTGCAAACGGGCAATCGCTTCGCGTGTCTTCTTGTCTATTGACGCGCCACGCGCTACAAGGTCGGCGGCAATCTTCAAGCCTACCTGTGCTTCAAGTGCTTTCCACGTCAGCGTATAGGTCTGCTTGAGGGGGAACAAAGTAGGATAGTAGTACGGCTTTAAGTCGTAGGTGTTAATGACGGCTTGCATATCCTTTTCTACAAGTCCGCGCATAAGTGTTGCTATCATATACTGCCCTTTCCGTTAAATTAGTACAATACCCTTCAACGCGCCGAGAATAGCGTCGTTAATTGGGGGAATAACACTCTCTTTGAACTGCCCGATAGTGACGGCTGAAACAAGGTGGTTGCTGAGTGCTTCCACGTCGTAACTGTCGCCCGTAAGGGCTTTAGGCGTGTACTTGAAGGCTGCGCCCGTGCTTGCGTGTTCTGCGTCTGCAAGCATGATAACTCCGCCTTTCGCAATCGCGCCAATGGCTGTGCCGATTGTTACGGTGTCGTAGGTTGCTTCTGTGGTGTCAATGGCTGTAATTGCGTAAGCCTTGCCGTTTACTGCAATCATTACGAAATCGCCTACCTTGAAATGCGAACCCTTTGCAATCTTGATAGAAGTTCCCGATGCTGCTACGGCTTCTACTGCTTCGGCGGTCTTAACGACGTGGTAGAGTCCATCCGAACCCTTGCCAATCGCTGTACCTTCCTTAAGAATAGAACCGCTAACAAGTTCTGCGGACTTCACGGTTACACCGTTGGGAATATCGGCGACATTGTGGGTGCAAGCGTGTACTACGCGCTTGTCTTCCTTTCGCTTAATTGTAAGTCCCATTTCTTAATCTTTTTTAGGGTTGTTAAACTTCCTTCCCTGTAAGGGTCGGCTTGCTGGTTTCTTCGGCGCGTTGTTTGATGTAGTCTGCTACGCCCTCGCTAATACCTTCTTTGGTCACGGCTCCAAAGATGGGCTTTTCGTGGTTTTGCAAGTCCTTGTTTGCTTCTTCCTGTGCAAGCGTAGCAATGTGCGCCGCCTGTGCTGTCATGAAGCCGTTAAAGTCTGCATCATCCTTGAAGGTCATACGCCCGAAGTTGTCTAACAACATTTCGCGCTTTGTTCCTTCTAACTTCGCCTTGTCTAACGCGGCTACAAATAACCCCCGACGTGTTTCGGCTACCTTCGCGTCGCTCATGCTGGTAATACTCTGCTGTACGCCCTGCAAGCCTTCCGCGATAAGGCTCTTAACCTGTTCAACGGTAATTGTTCCGTCGGTAGGTGGCGTAACGGGTGGCGGCGGTGTTTGCTTCCCCTTCTCCACGAAATCATACTTTTCCTTAAGGCTGGTTTCGTAGGTTTGGTTTGACTTGCTAATTTCCGCGTCAGTCTTGCTGCGCCAATCCTTAACGAATTGTGCGACCTTATCGGCGGCTAATTTGCCTACGATGTCGGCTGCTTCTTCTTTGGTTGCAACTTGTAGGCTAATCGAAGCCGCCAAATGCTGCAATCCGTCTTCTCGCACGCCCGGAAACTGCGTTTTCAGTAATGCTAAAATCTCTTGAATTAAATCCATAAACTATTTGTTGTTACGTTAAAACGTCGCAAAGTTACCGTATTATATTAAGACGTAAAGCAAAAAACACTCTAAAACACTTCGCCAAAACTTCGCCTTTCTCTTTCCCTTCTTTTTCTCCCTGCACCCTCTTTTTACTACTCTATCTTTTTCTATATATACATATACATATTCATTTTCAGTGTTTGTATGCACCTTTGTATAACTTTTGTATCGTGTTTTGTATATACAAAATAGGTACAAATAATCTTTATTGGCTGCTTCGTCTTTGCTGTAGGCTCTGTTTCTGCGCCCGTCGGTAGGCTGTTCCACAAATACGCGGTTCTTTGTTCCTGTGTTGTTGTGCGGCGTTTGAACTGCTGAAAATAGACAAACCGCAACTACAAAAATTCTACAACGTAATTTTTTTTGTATTGGTGTTTGTATCGTTTTTGTATATACAAAACGCAATACAAAATTTTCTTTCTGCTGTTAAAATTCGTTCTGCGTGCCTGTATCTGCCAATTTATCACTAAATTTGCAAGCAAAAAACGCGGAACTATGAAAAGAATACTAATTTTGCTTGCGGCTGCTTGCTGCGTCTGTGTCGCTTCTGCGCAGAAAATCAAAGAAAACAAGTACGACAAATTCACTAAGGCGCATATCATAAACACGTCTTACGAAAAGGTTGTTTCCGACAAATCGGTACTTGGTTCTGCTGGTGGGCGGCTGATGAAAAACGTGTGGGTTGCCTTTAAGGGTATCGACGGAACGCCGTTTTTGTGCGTGAAGTGGTGCGCTAACGAAATCCTTTCAGTCGCACAGGGCGCGGAACTTGTGCTTATTGACGGCGAAGGCGAAACGCACACCTTCAAGAATATAAAGACTACCGTAAGCGGAAAAGGCGAGGGTACGGTTGGCGCGTATGGCTCTGCCCTGTACGGTTTAAACCTGTTCTATACGGGCGACTTCTCCGTTTTCGAGGGTGGGCGTGTCTTTACTGACATACGCCTATACACTTCCGACGGCTATATAGACTTCACTATTTCCGACAAAAAGAAGGATATGTTTTCCAAACTATACACCCTTTTTGACGCGGAAATGAAGAAATAACGCCCCCGAAACAGATAAATAGAGTTAAAAACGCCGCAAGGTTATGGAAGTATGAGGAATTTTCCGTAACTTTGCGGCGTTCAAAATTTAGAGGAAGTACCATTGCTGACGTGTTCGGCTCGTTGTACCATATAGCATGACTAAGGAAATTTAGTCGCGCCGTGCGTGGTAGCGGAAACGCCCACTAAGTCACCTCTAAGACTTGAACAGCACGTAGCGCGGCTTTTTGTTTAATGTTCAAAATTAGAGGAATGAACGAAATTAAGGTCTTCAACTCCCCACAATTTGGGGGCAGTAAGAACGGCGGCAAACGTGGAAGGCGAACCGCTGTTTTGCCTTGCTGACTTGTGCAAGGTGATGGGCTTGTCAAACCCTACGAAAGTAGCGCAAAGCCTTGATTTAGATGAACGGTCTAACTTAAAGTTAGGTCGTCAAGGTGAAGCAATCTTCGTTAATGAAAGCGGAATGTACGCGGTAATAATAAGAAGCCGCAAGCCAGATGCACGTGCTTTCCGCAAGTGGATAACGTCGGAAGTTCTGCCAGCAATCCGCAAGACGGGCGGTTATGTTCCCATTGCTGAAACCGACGACGAAAAGGAAATCTTAACAAAAGCCGTCGGTATCTACGAAAGAACGGTTAAGGCTCTGCGTGAACGGCTGGCTTATCAAGAAGCACACACCCAGCAACTTTTCGACTGCACCGAAAGGCTGGAAGAAGAAAAGGAACGGCTAACAAAGAAGGTTGAAGCCGCCGCCCCTCTCGTCAAGTACGCAAAAGACGTGCTACAAGCCAAAGACACCATAACGCTGACGCTGGCGGCTAAACGGCTGGGGCTGCGTTCCGTGTATGCGCTTACGGAATGGTTAAGCCGCCGCAAGGTGCTTTATTGGGACAGGAATAGTACGTTTTCGTGGTTGCCCTATTCCGCCTACTCCGATAAGGGCTACTTCACGTTCCGAACTACTACCTTTGTGGCTGATGGCGAACTGCGTACCCGTTCTTACCTCGTCGTTACACAGGAAGGCTTTAAGTTCTTGGCTGAAAAGTTGGAAAAGGACAAAAAGAAGGGGCAAATTTAATTTTTCTGCCCGTTCCTTTGGTGGTTTCTGAAAAAAACACTAATTTTGCAAGCAAATAAGGGGCGTGTCCGCTTCGGCGCACTCGCACCACTCCAAACCCCGTTAGTCCTGCTGACGGGGTTTGTGCTTGTTAGAACTCTATAACTTCATCCTCTTTGCCCGTAATGAAGTAGTAGCCGTGTATTCCCCTTGTCTTCAATTTCTCTATTTCCTCAATAAACGCGCTATTGAAGTTGTCGAATTGAAATACAAGTTTTTTCGCTCCCTGTTCCTTTACTGCGTGTCGTGCGTACTTCCAAATGTTAGCAGGGCTGGCGGTTCTCTTTAGGTCGGCTGGCACTCCGTTTATTGTAATGTCGGGCGAACTGATACGCGGTGTTTCTGCAAGGTGTTCAACCTTGAAGCCAGCGTTTGCCAACACTACGCACATTGCTTGCTCCTTGTCGAACTTCGCCGTTTCCTGCTTGTTCCTCTTTGCGAACTCGGCGCGTTCTTTCTGCGTGGCTACAAATCCACCCGTCGCGGCGTTGTAGTACGTCCGTAGCCATAACGCGGTGTCGTAGGCTGTTACTTCAATCTGTGCGCGGTTGTCGTCTATCCATTCGGGCAAAGCCTTTGCCCGTGTTAGTCTCTCCTTGTTTGCGTTATACCATTTGTGCATTTGAAGGGGCAAAGCCTTTACCGGGCGGCTCTGCCAATCCGTAGGCTTCCACTTGTCTAACGTGCCGTTCTTCCGTGCCTTTATCCTTGCCCTAAAGTCTGCTTCCGTAATCAATATAGGCACCATGTCGCATCGGCAGTGTGGGTGCCAGCCCGTCCAAAGGAAAGTTTTAGGGTAACGTCCTGCTAATTTGTCGCAAATGTCCGTTAGTGGCTCCATCTTCCCCTTTATGGTCGTCGTATGGTTGGCACTAAGCCGTATTTCGTAGCCTGTTACGAGTGGGTTCTGCTGGTAACTCTCCCATTGCGCCCGTCGGTAGGCTGCGTTCATTTCCGTAACCGCCAGCCGTCGGGCGTTCTTGTATGCTGACCTATATACGCCTGTGCCGGGGTGGTACTTCCTCGCTGCTTCGCTTAGTTCGAGGTCGCCCGTTTCCGGGTTTCTTACTCTGCGGAAAAGCGTGTTTGGGTTGTTGAGGTACTTGCGTATGTCGCGGCTTACTTCGTTTGGGCTTTTGCCTTCAAGTATGCCGTTTTGTATCATCGTTTCTATCTCCTGCTTGGCGTTAGCCGTCAAGTTCCAAACCCTGCCCGAAAGCGTTAAGCCGCCTTTCTCTCGCGTCGCAAATACGTGGGCGGTCATTCCCTGTCTGCGCTGCTCTTTAGTGGCTTCCTCGCTGATTCTGTCCGCTTCGTTCCGTAGTGCAGGGGCATAGTTCCCCGTAATGGTGTCCTTTGCCCTGCCTTCGCCTGTGGCGTAACTTCCAATAACGCCGCTTTGTATTGCTGCGGTTGCTTTCGTCGCAAGTTGCTTTAGGTATCTGTCTAACTGCCTTTCGGCTGCTGGGTTTCCCTGCCATGTGAAGGCTGCACCCATTTCTATTGCTTCCCTAACGCTGCGTATCTGTAGGGCTGCTTTATAGGTGTCGCCGTATAGTTGGAACAACTGCTTTTCTATAGCCGCTAAACGGTTGCTTAGTTCTTTCCTTCTGTCGCTCATTCTCTAAGTTCGTCTATTGCTATTTGCAAATACTTCTTTAACAGATCGCTGGCTTCGTTGGTCGCTCCTGTAATAACGTCGTAACCCTTGCTTTCGACGTAGGCGGCGTATTCTGCCCCGGCAACAATCACGGCAACAAATCCCGTAGGGTATTCGCTGGCTACCCTGTCGGCTAATTCCTGCCCCTTGTTTGCTCCTGCTGAACCCTTGCCGCTTGCTCCTGTGTCGAAATGCTCGGCAATCTTTTCGCCGTCGTTGTAAACGACAAATCCTATTGAAGCCTTTAGGTAGTGCGTCCATTCTATATAGTTCGGCTGGTGCGGCTTTCCTGCCATTGACGGGCTACCCGTGCCATACTCTTTAGCCTTCCGCACTATCTCAAAACAAACCATTTGCAGGGCTTCCTCTACGGCTGCGGTTATTAGTTCAACCTTTTTGTAAACCCCTGCAAATAGTTTGTCTATATCGAATTTTGCTATAATTCCCATATTATAACGTCGGTTCTGTAAGGTCTGTGTACGCTTCCCCTGCTTCTTCCGCGTCTATTTCTTCTATCTCCTTGTCGGGGTCGTCCGCCCAGCCTAAACGCTGTACGGTCGTGCGGCGGCTGGCTATTGCCTTGTTGCCGTTGGCGGCTGTAAGAATGTTAACCTTGCTTTGCTCGTCCTCGATGATGTACGGCGTTATGATAGGTTCTACTATCAAATGTTCGGCGGCGGTCGCCCAGCCTTCCTGCTTCTTGTTGGCTACCTTTAAGAACGCCTTAATAATGTTAATACGACGCTGTAGGTATTCGTTGAAAATCTCGCACTTGTCTTGTACCTTCAAATGCGCATCCATGAAAAGCAACTTAAGCGCAATACCGCTAACGCTACCTATTCCCTTCACGGTGTCAAACGAAATGTCGGGCGTTTGGGTAATCGTGTAAATCATCTTCAGGAGCGTTTCTATTTCAAGTTTCACGCTTTCGGGTGCGCTCTGCCAACTCAAATAAGATGCCTTCGCGCCTTCCTCGCCTTCAATGATGCCCCCTGCTTCGCCCTTCCTTGCAAAGCCTATAATCTTGCCTTCGACAAAGATTTTGGGGCTTGCATGGTAGTCGTTGGTGTCGGCAAAGTTGGAAAGCAACTTTTCCAGCCTGTCTATAAGGCTTTGCACGTCTTCCCATTCTACCTTCGGTTGGCAGCCGTACACAATCGGAATTTTGCCAATAGCAAGTTTTTTCGGGTAGCCTTCCACTAACTCCCATTGTCCGTTAGTCTGTCCGTCCTGCTTGTTCTCGCAACTCCATAAATAGTGGTAGTCTTTCGTGTACGTCTCGAAGTAGGTGCGGCTCTTAAGGTCTGCACCCTTTCGCTTGAACTCACGGCTAAACGCCACCATGTCGCGGTTCTCGTCGAAGTACGGGTAAAGCGTATCGCCAAAGGCTGGAGAAAATAGTGCTACCTTGAATTTCTTTTTTGTCGTGAAGCCGTAAAGGTCGTGTTCCTCGCCTTCCACTTGATACCAAAGTTCGGCTACCTCTGTTGTTCCGTAGATGTTACGCGCCGCCTTCCTGTTTACGGTGCTAATCTTCACGTCGTAGAAGACGCGCTTAATAGCCTGTAATATGGCGGTTTCGGTGTCGTCGGCTGGGGTGCAGTTGTATGTTACGGGGTTGCCGAAAGTGAAACTAACGGCGCGGTCTCTGATAAGTCGCTGAATTGCCAACGCTATACGCGCTACAGGCTCCAGCCGTGCGCCATCTCTCTGTAGTTCCGTGTTGGGGTTTACGTTAAGAACTTCCCCGTAATCGTCGGCGTTCTTATCTACTATAACCAACTTGTCGGGGCGTTTCTTGCTGTCCATAACGTCATGTTCCTTCGGGTCTATCTGTGCCGCGTATTCTATTGTTCGCGGCTGCTCCGTGATGCGCCCGTTGCGAAGTTCGGCTACTACTCCTTGAAGGTCTGCGCCTTCCTGTAGGCTGGCTTGTAGCAATTCGTCCAGCGTCTTTGTCTGTTCGTCGTTCATTGTCTTACAAATTTATTGGGTTTTACAAAATGTTTAACCGAAAATCCTTGTTAGGTTCTGCGCCTGTTGGTTGCGCTTTTCCACCGTTCCCGTAAGCGCGTCGGGTGCATCGTCGTGTGCGTTGCCGCCCTGTTTCTTGTACTGCGTTATTGCCTTGTAGAACTGCGGAAATAGTACGTTCCACCTTTCGGGCATAAAACAAATGTTCTGCACCTCGTTTGAATGGTTGAAAATCCTAACGTCTTTGTTCTCTGTCTGCGTGAAGAAGGTAAACGACGTTTTTTTATTGCCCAAAATTCGGCAGTTGTCGCGTACCTTGCGCCCGAACCCCCTGCCGCCGTTGTTGCTCTCTACGATGCATTCGTCAACCTCAAAGCGCGTTAGCCGTCGGGGTGTCTCGCTTTCGGTCGTCTCCATCGGCGCGGTTGTATAGTACACGTCAAGAATGAAGTTACCTATTTCCGTTTCAACGTAGATAATGCAACAAAGGAAGTCCGCGCCCGTGTCGGCGGTGTCTATATACGCCTTAACCTTCCGCTTCCGCGTTATTGGTACGGCTGCGTAGGTGGTAAATTCTCTTTCGTACATCAACCCTGCTATAGGCTTGGGGTTCTGCATATACTGGGTATCGAAGACAAAGGCGTTTTTCTCGCGTAGGTCGTGCAGTTCCTGTAGGGTGTGCTTAAATTCCCAAAGGGCGGTTTCCTCTCCTTCGTCGTTGTACTCAATGGCGGGCAAACTTAATACTTCCCATTCTTCGGGTTCAAGCCGCATAAGGTAGCCGCAAAGGTCTTCTTCGTCCAAACGCTGCATAATGATTATTATCGGGGTCTTTCGGCTGTTCACGCGGTTGCGGATGGTGGTCTCGAACTTTTGGTTTACCTTCTCGCGTACCGTCTCGCTTCGGGCATCGTCGGGCTTGATGGGGTCATCTATCACTATCGCGCCGCCAAACGTGCCGTCGCTGACGCTTGCAAGTTCTTCAACCTCTGCGGCTAATTCTTCTTCCTCGTCCTTTTCCTCGTCCACGATGCCAGCACCAAAACCCGTTACCTGTCCTGCCGACGAAACGGCGTACAATCCGCCGCCCTCTGTCGTAAACCATTTGCGCGTGTTTACGCTGGTCGGCTTCGTGCCGGGAAACAAACGCCTATAACTTTCTTCGCGTACAATCTCCTGTATTCCCCTGCTGTTGTCTCGCGCCAAATCGTCGCTATAGGACAGGTGTATAAACTTCGCCTTCGGGTTAATGGCTAACCCCATAGCGATAAAGTTCTTTACGGCTAACTCCGTCTTTCCGTAGCGTGGGGCGATATTGATAATAAGGCGCGTACACTCGCCGCTTAAAACCCTGTCGAGTGCCTTTGCTATTGCTATATGGTGTTTGCCTACAACAAACTTACGCTTAAACTTCTGCTTGAAAAAGTAGCGCGTGAAGTTGAGCGTACTCTGTAGCGTCCACGTCTTTATTATGTCAATATCTCTGTACCC